TCAGCTAGCTGGAAACTTTTTATACAGAGTTGAGAGCCCTACTCCATACGTTTTTGATACGCTTTGTCGTGATTCACCGGTTGCCATCCGCTCCCCCATTTCCCGCCATTGCTCATCCGTGAACTTAGGCCTGCGACCACCAACTCGCCCTTTTGCCCTGGCTACGGCCAGCCCTGCTAAGGTACGTTCGCTATTAAGATCAGATTCATATTGTGCTGCGGAAAGGATGTTACGAAAGTTATAGCGGCCGCTGGCTGTTTTGAGATCCACGCCATCGGTAATACTGCGGAAGTTGATACCCTTTTCCTGTAACTGCTGGAACATCAACAGCGCATGCAGAACGTTGCGGCCTATCCTGTCCAGCTTCCAGACCACCAGTTCATCCCCCGGCTGCATAGTGGCGATCAGCCGTTTTAGAACCGGCCGATTCGATTTCCTCCCGCTGGCATGCTCTTCAAAAATTTTCTCACAACCCGCTGACTTGAGCGCCGTTAGTTGCAATTCAGTGTCCTGGTGGTTTGTTGATACTCGGGCATAACCGTAAATCATGGGATTTCTCCTGTTATGAAAACAGGAGAAACGGCGAAGCATCACCAGATTTTTGATGGTTATAAAAAAGGTTGGTTTGGGAGAAGCGGCAAAACGGAATGTGGGCAACGGGGAAAACCAAATCCCTGATATGTCTTTCTGGACGGTTACTGGTGGCAATGGAAATTTTGTGATTCGTCAACCTGACGGGCTAATCATTCAGATGGTTACTGTAAGTATAAGCGGCCCGGTGGCGATGAATGGAATGACTGATAATGCTTATGCCATTACAGGTTCTAATAAGTCTTATATTGCCACAGCCACATTGCCCTTTGTATTTCCTAATAAGGTGCTGGGCGTTATCCCTCTGGTATCAACAACAGCTTATGGTGGTGTATCCAGTAATATTACAGGTTCATACGCGACTGCGGTTTGTTCTTTTGCCGCTGTCAGGGGGAATAATACGATTGTGTTCAAAGTCGACAAACCACTGAATGCAGCCTTTCCTTCAGATACCAGCGTCTCAGCATTAATCATTGGACGGTAAGAATGAACTCAGTATTCTTTTCACCCGGAAGTAAAAGTTTTTATCTGCAAGAATTGTTTCCAGAATATGAGGATGCGGGAACGCTTCCTGATGATGTTATTGAAATTACCAGAGAAACATATGAGCAATTTCTTGGGCTGCATCCAGAAGGGAAAGAAATTGGCGCTGACAGTTCAGGACGGCCAGTATGGATTAATTCCCCACCCCCTTCAAAAGAGGATGAGGTGTTGACGGCTGAAATGAAAAAAATATCTTTGGTTTCTGAAGTCAATACCTACATCAATACTCATCAGTGGCCTGGCAAAGCGGCGATTGGTCGTCTGAAAAGTGAGGAACTGGCGCAATATAATTTGTGGCTGGATTATCTGGACGCACTGGAACTGGTTGATACCTCCAGTGCTCCAGATATTGAATGGCCTACGCCTCCGGCAGTTCAGGCCAGATGACATCCGGCGCGGTGCTGGTATCTGTTGCCGTCACCGTGTCAATGTAATCCAGCACAGCGTTAAGGCGAGTGATTTCTGCTTGCGTCAGTTGCCGCCCGGCCTGCAATTTCAGCTGAATCAGACTGATGGAAGCCATAGCAGCATCAATCAGCGACTGGCGCTGTGCTTCTGCCACGTCTACTGCGGCGCTATGCTGTGCCTCAGTATCGGTCACCCATTTCTCACCATCCCATTTATCGAATGGCGTTAACGGGGCGATAGTAGTTGTATTTTCAGAGTAATCACCCGGAGCTGTGATTTCTTTTGATTCTCCTGTTTCAGTGCTATATACCGTTTCACCGCGATGGTCTGGCACATATTCCCATGAGTTAAAATCTGCAGAACGGCAGATTGCATAACCAGCTTTATGTGTGCCGGGCGCATCGGTACAGGAATTGGCAGGAATACCCACCCCCACAGGCAGATACTCAACCGATGAGGATATGTATTCGCGGGTGTCGCCCCGGTAGTTGTACACAGTGATTTCACCTGCCACGGTGGCAATAAACGCACTGTTTAATTTTGCTTTCACCATTATGCAGCCCTCACGATATACGCAAATGCTAGGTTCCGTGGTCTGGTTTCTTTAATTAAAGAGGAGGCATCAGGTGAACTCACTGATTCAGCACCATTTCTTCCACCAGAGGTATAAGTAAAAACTCTTTCACTGTTAGACCAGTAATCCACACCAACTGTTTTTGCTGATGAAAAAATGGTTTCATCAGATATAACCTGTTCTATTCCATACGGGATATTAGTAACTGACCCCACTTTTGTAGGTATTCCATGATTATGAGAAATTACTGCATGCTCTTGATTCGTTAATAAAGTACGACCGCTATCCACTCCACGCCCGTCATCCCAGCCACGAATAAACTCACCACGTAAATCAGGCAATTTATTTGTCGGGTAAGCCTTTGCCAGTTCCGGGTATTCTTCAGCAGAAAAAGCGGCACCGTTGCATTTCAGCCAGCCTGTCGGCGGTGTGGCTGAAGGCCACGGAACAGGTACGCCAACGGGTAATGCTGAGCCTTCTCCCAAACCAAGGTTTGTGGTAATCGCTGTCGCCAGCTTTGCCACCAGTCCATCAACGTCACCATCATCGAGCGCGTCCAGTTCGGCGTTCGCGATAAACTGCCCCAGTACAGCCGCCATCGTCGACGGTTGGCGCAGCGCTTTACTGACCTGTGCGCTGGATGCTTTACCCGAGGAGAATCCTTTCTTCAGTGCGGTTAGCGTCTCCCATTCCTCCTGCGAGGTAACATTTGCATTAGCATCTGTCGCAAACGCTTTAAAATCATTAGTTCCAGCCATTAAAGTAATCTCCCCCATGCGCCGTCATCAAAACCGGCGATGTATTCGTTATCCATGTCAAATCCAAAGAATTTTGTTCCTTCGGACGGTGTTTCAACCGAAGGCATTTCAACATCACCGGCCCAGACGCCAGCGGCTTTAACGGTGAGATAGCCCTGTTTGATAGCGGCGATCAGTTCGAGAGACACATCAGAAATATCAGTCTCGGGAAATACCCAGACCGATATCGTCATGTCCTGATTGTCGACGATCTGCATCTTCAGGCCCGAACCCACTGTGGCAGTGTCAAGAATGTCCGGAAGCGAGTCGTTACGCCCGTCCCAGTTGTTAATAGCGATTTTTGCTTTCAGAATAGTGCGATAGGTATCATCGCTAAGCGTCGTATAGCCGGAGTCAGGATCATATGGCCCCTGCCATACGCCCTGGTCATATCCGAGCCCCTCCGTGTCCCAACTGAAATAAACGCCACTAATGGGCTGGCTGACTATACGGCTACGTCCAATCCAGAGTCCGAGAATATCGAGTTGCACGCCAACAGCCGTATCAATGTCAAACGCACTCACCAGGCCCCTTGTGGCTGACGTGATATCAATCAGGGGACGGGTACTAAGATCGATGTGATCGAGGTATTTCGGCTTAGTGGCGTGGTAGTTAGTGATTAGATCCGTGTACCTACTCATGACGTCACCGTGATAACGATGTTTGCCGGTTTACATGAAGCTGATTCGTCGTAGGCTATGGTTATGTTTGCCGATGCTACGGATCCTGCTGATTTACCGATGAGTAATTCCTGGATGTCGTAATAACGCGCGCTACCGCCGCTGACCACCCCGAGGTTGGCAGGTGAATAAATGCGGCTCAGCAGCACCGAATCACCGATCGTCAGGTCGTTGATGTAATCCGCAACGGCCTGCTGAATCTCCTTACCTATTTGTGATGTGTAACCCGCGAAAGCTTTCAGCGTTATATGTCCATAAATAGGAACATCCGTTGACCGGGAGAAGCGAATCACATGGGGATTACCGTATTTATCCGGCACCGTGACGGCTGTCGCACCATACGTTGACACCCCCTGCCCCTTATTGCCCCGGATGGCCTGGGCGATTTCAGTCAGATCGCCGCCATCCACGATGGCAGAGATAGAGTGTGGCGGCAGCCCATTACTGTCGGTCGTGCCGGTATCATTCTCGTAGAGCTTGTGACGTGTAACCCCTGCAACGTTCACTATCGCGCCGTCCACCCCTTCAAACGGCGTGATGGAGGGTAGCGCGACACTCTGCCCCTGCCGGATGCGCAGCTCTGCGTCGGTTTCCGCCGGGGATCCGACGGTGGCCGCCGCGGGGTTAGTTACCGAAGTCCAGCCGCGGGTCGGTGTGTTAATGGTCGTGACCGTTCCGGACAGCGCGGCCACTGCGCCGCTATTTGAGCAGGTGGCAGTGACCGTCGCCGTCCCGTCTAAACCAATTACCACGGAAGCCGGCATGCTCCAGACCAGGCCATTCTTATCCCTGACGGAGCCATTCGAAATGGTCGTACCGGCCGCGCCGGTAAGCAGCAAATCAACCGTTGAGTTGGTAGCCGTTCTCCTTTTAATACCGTTTATTTTCACGTTCTTGCTCAGCCCTGCGCCATAAGCGGTGGCAGGCGAAAAGCTGTTGTAAACAGCAATGGCCGTGTTGTTAGCATCGTGAATAGCCAGGGCCACCAGCGCCACCATCTGCCCGTCTTTGCTGTCAGGATCCAGATAAGCATCGCTGCCATATATCTGCTTAAAGTAGTTGGTCAGGGTGTCCAGTATTGTCTGGTAATCAGGCGCGCTGATCCCCTCAGCGGTTACCGTTGCCGATAAGCCGAGCGTGTCCAAATTGAGGGCCATTTATGCCTCGCTGGTAAGGGTGGTTTGTCCGTAGATAGTGTTTATGGTGGCTGTGAACGTTACCCGGCGTGTCGTGCTTTCATTCACGGTATCAAAGGCCAGTATGGACAGAACGCCAGGTGTGGTGCTGATGCGATCCCTGATCGCAAGGTTATAAACCTCAGGCCTTTGCTTTCCCAGAACCGACTGGATATAGGGTGTGCCCTCGGTTGTGTCCAGAAACCATTGCCCCTTCCACAGTTCAAAGCGCGTTTTAACGGCCTGGGCCACGCACTCGGGTGAGTTGACCAGAAAGGTGTCATCGCCCTGGCCGAAGGTGTAGTCCCCGTCGTCGTCTTCGCGTCGGTATCGCATAATTACCCTCCCAGTGGTTTCGTATTGCTGCCGCCGACTTCCACGCCGCCATGCGTATGCTTATCAACCATGGAGCCATCCACCAGCTGCAGGCGGCCGTCAGGCAGAATTTTCAGACCGTTAAGGTTGAAGCCTCCCGGCGCGGTTCCCGTTATCGCTCCGGATGAAGGGTTAAGGCTCAGTTTTGTTCCACCGTCGTCACTGCGCAGTTCAACCGCACTGGTACTGATGCTGCTGATTTTCTGCGCCTGCGACTGCGGACCCACAATGGCAAACGCATCACTCAGGTCATGCTGGCGCGGGTCAACCGGTTCCTGCACCCCGCCGCTCTGCCACCAGAAGTCGATGCAGCGATCGGAGAAGACCAGGAGGCACTCGTCACCGGCCTTTACCGGGAAGGTTAACGTGCAGCCACCGCCGCGGGGGAACACCACTGGAACGTCTGGCAAAATCGGTATCTCCTCAGAAACCAGAGCGCCATCGTCGCTGAGCCGCTGACCGTAGATGGCTGGCTGCACGGTGCATGTCACTGTTTCAGGGTCAAAGGACTGGATGATCCCCGGCAAAGCCACGCGCAGGCTGCCGAAAATGGCGTGGCGGTGCGCCTCAAGAGTCTGCGATTCGTTGCCGTCCTGCGCGCGGGCTGATACTGGCATAGCTTTCTCCAGGTAATAAAAAACCCGCCGAGGCGGGTTACTGATCAAATGTCAGGATTTGAGGGTGAGTTAATGCGTGCTATTTATCTTCATTGCAGCTCTTAATATAGGTTTTGCTTAGAACCACGGTAACGTCGTGATTTGTAGCAAGATACAGGCTGCTAAGGAAAAGCCGGTAGGCAATTTTTAGCTTCTCTCGATAGGGGCCTGAAACCTTTATGCCAAAATCAGAAACAACCATAAAATTTACTCCAGCTATTTGGAAAGAGTTACTTCCTGTAATCCAGGATAACATACCCGCTAATGACTATGTAGTAAGTAAAAGAGTCAGAACGGGTGATTCTCCTGGCGCTATTGGCACAATTCTCGAAATATCTATTACCGTTATCACATCATCACCAGCTTGTATCGCCATTGCATCGATAGCGAGAAAATGGTTACAGACCAGATCATCAAAAAAAATAACGGTAACCACTGAAAAAGGTACGATCGAAATACAAAATCTGACATCAAAGGAGCTTTCAGAAGTACTGGAGCAGTACAAAATTATAAGTTTTAAAGACGAGTAACTGAGCGCCGGTAGTTCCGGCGCCTTTATTAAATTACTTAGCCTTCACGCAGTCGTAAGTTCCAAACACTCGAGGTTCATTCATGTTCATTCTGATGGCCTCGGCATTGAGTATCCCTCTCCCATTGCGTTTTATATAATCAAGACCATAGCGCTGCCCAGAATTCTCATTCATGACAATCCATTGCATTTTAATATTGTCATAATCTCCCTCTTTTTTGAGGAATGTCACCTTCTGACTATCAGGCTTTGCTCCGTTTATCCTCGGATATCCGTCGTTGCTTGATGAGGTTGAGAAAGTAAAGGGACCACACTTCATATAAGCGGTGTTTGCCGCTGTAGAAGAAAAACTGACGAATGCTAAAGAAACCAAAAAAAGTATTTTTTTCATTGTGGAGCCGTTCGCTGTAGGGCCGTATTCGATTGTAAATCACGCGCCCCTCTGGCCATACACATGAGATCCATATACCACGGATTCCCTCTCGTATCGCCGGTGTAGCTGATTGACTGAACTATGTAAACGCCATCAGTTGCCACACTGGCGGGCTGCGCAAGCGTCGCGCTGCCTGTACTAAGATTACCATTATCATTTGCCTCAGTAATCCTTGCCTGTGATCTTTGGATCTCATCGTTCGGTAATTGCGAGCGATACACCGAGTCCTGGTTCAACTGAATAAGCCCGTTAACCCGAATGTTTGGATTAATGAGACAGCGCACATTAACGCCTGCCCCCATGGTTTGCTGAGGCATACCGACCAGGCCAGTTTTGGTGTTAAGCACGATCGCTTCATGGAGATATTTATTCTCAGGCACCATTTGCAGCTGGCCGTCGACAAATTGCCAGTTAGCCTCGCACTGCGCCGCTAGGTTGCTCATGTAGTCGCGCGTTGCGCCGAAGAAGACGCGACCGCGTGGCATCACCCTGTCAGGGAACTGCCCGGTGATGCCCTGGGTGATGCCGTAAGGCGAAAAGTCCTTCATCAGAAGTGTATGCACGTCGGCAAGCTTATATCCTGCCGCCAGGCTGCCGGACGATACGGCTTCGTTGAACGCCTTATGACCATCTACCGACTGAATTAGCGTAAAAATATCGGTAGGATTATCGCGCCCGGTTATCGTAAAACGAATCTCCCCATCAAAAATGACTCCGTAATTTTGCCCGCGCGTCTGGCCGGTTTGCTCAGATGAAATCTCGGTAACCTGCCCAACCTCGCTTTCAGTAACCGTCGGCGCCAGGCCGTTATAACCGGCTATGATGGTAATGCGAGAAAACTCATCCCCCGTAATCCGGGTGATTGTGTCACGCTTGAGGTTGTAAATTTTAAGCGTCGCCACACGTGGCCACATCGAGTTAAACCAGTCGATTGCGAAGGTAACTTTAAAGTCCGACAGGGATATGCCATTCCCCTTGTCGTTCAGAAGCCGCAGTTCAAAATGGCGATTCCAGTTAATAGTCATGGGCTATTCCTGAACAAAATAAAGATGGCTCGAGGCACCAAGGTTTGTTTTCGTCGGGTATTCAGGGGCTCCGTTGTCTGTCATGACCACCAGTGCGCCAGATATCCCCAGATCCGGATACTGAGCCAAAAGGTTAACCCCCGGCACCAGGGGGACGCCCATTAACAGAGGCTGCGCGCCGCTATCCATAACGTCCATTATCCAGCCAGCATCGTCGCGCCATAGCACGCGGAGCGTGTAGCTTATGTCGCCCAGGGTGATGCGAAACTCCTGGTTATCAGGGATCATCGGAATCTCATTAACGCTCATTATCCCCTCGCAAAATCGGCTATCTTTTGAATTACAGATGAGCTGCTGGTCGGCACCAGAGATTTCATCCCTGTATTCTGTACTGGCGCGGTGCTGACTCCCTCCTGCATGTTGGCCTTATCCGTAACAGTGATGCTCTGCGTATCCGACATGATCACTTCCCGCAGCGTCAGAACGCATGACAGCACATTTTCGCTGGTTCGGTCCGTCGTGGCCTCGATAGCGCGTATCAGCATATTGCTGTAGGTGCGCTTGCCGGTAACAACATCAAACGGCACCCGGGATTTCTGCAGATCCAGCAACTGCTGATAAATCTCCCTTGGGCTCTCGCCAACCCGCAAGCCTATGCTGGACAGATTTACCAGGTCGAGTACCGACCCGCCGCCGGCAAACCCGCACTCCATAGTGACCTCGCTGGCGCGCTTATAGGCGTGGTCGTTTATGGCGGCGCCAAACTCCACCGGATGTTCAGTGATTTCCAGGGCATCAACATGCTTCTCCGACACCACCACGTCAGGTACAAAAATACCTATTTTCCGAGACTGCAGCCGGAAGATGACCGATAAAATATCCATCAGTAGACCCTCGGTTGTAGCTGCTGAGTAAGACGGGAATTAACGCCGGATTGACGATCGGCAACCTCCCGGCCAGTGGATGCCGGGTCGCTCGCGCCGTAAATATTGATGTTCGTTTCCTGGCTGATCTGCGCGGCTGCCTGCGTAGCGGCAACGCTGGCCAATGGGGAATTCCACTGACCGTAACCTTCCTTCCTGGACATGGCCTGCAGAAGGTTGCTGAACTGCTGCGGGTCGCTCAGGTTCAGCGTGTCCTTAGCGCCCACGCCCATCATATTGGCTACGAAGTTCGAATAGGCCTCGGGGTCGTTGTTGTCGCTGGCAGGTGCGTATTTGTGGATGATGTCCCATATTGACTGGAGTTTTTCATACCCGGCGGCCGCGCTTTTTCCGGTGAAATAAAGACGGATCTGCCTGGCCATTGCCATCCAACCATCAAGCGGCGTCTGATGAGAGGTAAAACCGGTGCCGCCGACGGGGCGCAGGTTGCCAGGATTGTTGTTACGGTCGGCCAGCGTCTTGCCCGGGCCGCTCTCCTGCTGGTCTGAGCCGCCCTCTTCTTTGCCGAAAATCCACCCGTTTATTGTTTTCCCGATGCTTCGCGGGTCGAACCCCGTCTTGCCCTCTATCCAGTCAGCAGTATTGTTAGCGCTGTCAGATACTGCAGGTAGAGCATCCTGGCCTTGCCCTTGTGCCAGCAGGTTCTTGCCGATCGCATAAGCATCTTTCCAACGCCCCTCGTTGATGGCGTTTATCAGGTCGCCAATCATCTTAATCATCTTGCCAAACTCACCGAACTGCTTAGTGAGGTTGTCGATGTCGCCTTTAAGGGTCCAGTTTTTGAGGTTGATATTGAGCAGCTTTGCGATTTCAACCCCTATCGCCTTCACAGAATCCCGCAGCTCGCCAAGCGATTTCAGGGCAGCCTCTATTTCTGGCTCCCATTTATCCCAGGGCAGCAGGCTTTGACCGCCTTCTTTCCAGGTTTTGTAGTCGTCGTAAAGCGCGAACAGCGCCGAGCCTAGCGCGATTACGATACCTATCGGCGATTTGAGGAACTCAGCGTTAAGCAGCTGCCACGCCGAAACCAGCCCGGACACCAGCATGATTAGCTGCTGTATATCCGGCGGCAGCTTTTTAAACCACTCAATCAGGCCGCCTACCGCCTGCGAGACGCGCCACGCCATCTGGGTAATGACATCAGCAGCAAAGAGCACCCCCTTCACTATCTTCGTGACCACGCCCTCTATCTTCGGCCAGTTCTCCAGCATCTGCTTGCTGAGATTGTTCAGCGTGCCGCTCAGGCCGCCGGCCAGATTCGAGCCAACCTTATCGCGCAAGATCCCCAGTAGCGAAACGAAGTTGCGCATTGAGGTCATGAACTTGTTGGACTGCTGCGCGGCCCTGTCAGCATCGAAGCCTGTCTTCTGCATCATCGACTGGTATTCAGCCGTGAAGCCGGACATTCCTCGCCGCATTGCCATCAGCGTGTTTTCGTCAATGCCCAGCATCTGCGCGAACTGATTGGCTCGATAATAGGGCATGCTGCTGAGGCGCTGGCCGACGCCGGTGAAGATAGCCGACATGTCGCGCATCTGTCCGGAAGCGTCCCGGGTCTGCACCCCCAGGCGGTTCAGGAAGCCTTCGGCGCCGGGATTGCTGCGCATGAAGCGCGCCAGGCTCTCCAGTGAGTTCTGGGCAGCCTCGGCGCTGGAGCCGGTTTGTGAGGCAGCATAGCCAAGCGCCTTGATGCCGTTGACCGATGCCCCGGTGCGTTCCGCGGCCCAGTAGAGTTTATCAAGGCCGCTGGCGATCGAGGCGGTGAAGCCCACAATGGCCAGCCCCGTCGACTCAACTATGGCCCCCAGTTTTACGACGTTCGCGGCCACACCTTTGAGCGTGGCTTCAAACTTCGCCTGGCCCGCGCCGTCGATATCGAACCCCAGAGAGACCAGGTAATCACGGATAGTATCAGCCATTGTTCTGGGCTCTCCATTTGGCTACGCGCGCGTCGTTATCGTCACGCATATCGAGGTAATCGTTAAGCAGCGCGATGCGGCACAGGTCCACTGCACCGCTGTCGAGGTCTTTCTGATCGAGGTTGAAGGCGAGCGCCGGGCGAAGGATGTAATCCTCACCGCCCGGCAGGGTGTTAAAGGTTATTCCGCAGGCTGGGTGTTCGTCTCGCTGGTAGGAAGTCCTTGCAAAAAATTTCCCAGCGAATCGGCGACCACCCGCGCCACAAGCTGCAGCATCACGAACAGGTCGATATCGTCAAAGGCCATGGTGCCCTGCTGGCACACCGGCACCCAGGCGCTCAAGTGTTTGCGCGCCACCACCTGCAGGCAGGGAAAAAGGATCGCATTCACATCATCATCACTGAGGCCGGAAACGGCGCCAGCGATCTTCGGAAGAATACTTTCCATCGCGCCTTCGGTGTCTTTGGCATTCAGCTTCGTCTGGATGTTACGGAAGTCAGAAACCAGACCCGCCAGAACCGGCAGCAGCTTGCGGGATACCTTCAGCTGTTCGAAAACGCTTAACTTAGCGATACGGTACTGCTGATACTTGATAGTAATTTCCATGAATTAATACTCCCCCAGGAACGGGTCAATTTTGATGCAGTCGAACACCCAGGCCACCGTCCCGCCCTCTTTGGCGTTCTGCCAGTCGGGGTGCTTCTGGAAGGCGCCGCCGCGCGCGGTCATGATGTCGCCAGATGCAGTGTTGCGGAACACAAAGACGTTATTACCCCACAGCGCTGAGGACTGGCTTTGCGCGTTGTAGGCCAGAGACAGCTTTTTGTTCACCGGCGAGGTTTTCAGAAGGTTAACGGTTACCGTTCCAGCCTTGCCGGCGTGCAGGGAGTGCATGCCCTCGCCGTCAGCGCCGATCGTCATGGTGTTTTTGTTTTCGACCATGGCGATGGTAATGCCCTCTTCGGAGTTGGCAGAACCGGCGCCGAGGTCAATCACCCCGGTGGGGCCAGTCATTGACCCCGTGATATCCAGAAAAGAATAAGTGCTCATTCAGTGCCCCCTTAGCGCACCACGTCGATTAATACATCAGCGAAGTGGATAGCCCCCGCCAGTTTGGTTGCTACCTGAATCACCGGCGCCTTACGCGCTTCACGATCTGCCTGCGCCTGGGCGTTGAGCGGGTTCGCGTAAACGTAATAGCCTTTGGTCAGCATATCGCCTGATGTCAGCTGTCCGACGTCACCGCCGTTCCAGATTCCCGGTGCCACCAGACCGTTGTTTACAGACTGGTCCATCGACTGTTCGACATTGGTCACCAGGCGCGTCACGCCCGCTTCGGTCTGCGGGATTTTGGTGGTTGAGGTGTAAAGCAGGTTCCAGAGGTTGTTCTGGACGTAATTCTGCAGCCAGTCGAGGCCGTGGCGCTCGTCGAAGAAATCGCCGTTGGACATCACGCCTTCCTGGATGATGGCGGTATCGTTGGCGTAGCGCACAAATACGTTGCAGTTTTTTGCCTTGAGCGTATCGGCCTGCTGCGCGGTGATCGTCTCGGCAGTAATGCCCGGTTCCTGCTTGAATTTCAGGGTAATGGTGGTGTTGTTACCCAGGAAATTTACTGTGAACGCGCGACCAAAGGCAGAGGCTGCGGCATAAGGCACCTGGCTGTACTGGCAGAACGTGCGGCCATAACCGGCGGCTTTCAGCCTGTAGGCAATATCCGTGGTGCTGGTTGAGTCCAGGACCTCGGCCGCCGCAGTCGTCACACCGTACACCCGGGAATCGCTCGCAGAGCCGATCAGGGCAGAAACATCGATATGGTCCTGGTCCGTCATTGCAGTATCGGCGATAACCAGGCCGTACCAGTCGGCTGAGTAGTTCAGCGCTGTGTTCACCGACGGCAGCACTGAAGATGAAGCATCCTGGCCGTTTGACACGGTTGGGTTATGCGCTGAGTCAATGCCCAGCAGCGGCGCCAGGTCAGTGCCAGTGCCGGCAGCAACAGGAATACCAATTGCTGAGGTGGCCCCGGTAGTGGAAGACGTCACCACAAACTGATTCGAGCCGGCCACGTAGGAAACGGCGGTGCCGGTAAGTTTCGCAGTGATGGCCGTCGCTACTCCGGCCAGATCGGTCACCGCTGACAGGTCGATACCCGTTACGGTTTTAACAGTGCCGTCCACCGAGATCTTAATCGCGCCATCGTCAACCGCGGTGAAGTTTGCGATTGCCTGCTCTGCAGAGGTCAGTACAGCACCAGTGAGCTTGCCGGCCGTTGCCGGGCTGGAGGCGCGTTCCAGTTTTCCGATATAAAGATCGCGGGGCTGCGGCGACTGCTGGAAGTAAAGGTTTGCCGCCTTGTACTCTTCAGCGGTAGTGCCAAAGTCGGTGGCGACACTTTCGATATCCTGGTAAAGGCGCATCACTTCCGGGGCAGTGATTACGTCGGCGGTGCCGAGAACCAGCAGCGCGCCGAAGTTACGCCCGGCCGCCGCGCGAACGGCGAGCGCGACCTGCACGCGAACGACGCGTGATACAGATAAGCCGTTAGGCATGATTTAATCTCCGAAAAATTGTACTGGAGCAGAGAGGATGGATTTGATGCCGTACTCGCGTACCGTTTTGCGGCGTAGCGTCACAGACAGGTCGTAGCGACGCTGCCACTGGTTGTTAACGAGCTCGGGCGCCGGGATGATTCGGCCCACCTCGCCGAGCGTGAGGCCGACGCGATTTAGCTCAGCGTTGTTCTGGGACACGAACAGACCGTTACGAAACGTTTTGGCGTAAGCCTGGCCTGCAGGGCCGTAGAAACAGCAGAGCACCACCAGCGATTCGAATTGCCACTGGTAGTCGGTGTCGTCGTCCCTGGTGACCGATGCCGGGTTGGCTGTGTCCTGGAAGTCTGTGATACCAAACCCGCACCAGTTGGTGCCCAGCACCGGGATCGCTGGCTGAGGGTCAGTAAAGCGTGGTATGGCCATGCCATCCGGCAGGCCAGAAACACCGCGAATCCACCGGCTGAGCTCGCGCTCAAGCGCCTGGTCGTACTGCGGCGGCTGGCTGGTAGGCGTCAGGTATCCGGGATGTGTGGTGTCATTCAACTGGCGTACCTCCGTTAAACTCCACCAGCTCACAGTGGGCCTGAACGAACCCGGCACCATATGAGGTGTACGGATCCACAAACGTTACGCGGTAATGCCGCCCGTTGTAGAGCACCACGTCAGCATCCTGACCGGGCAGGCCCTGCGTTAAGCGGAAGGTGGTAACCACCAGGATTGCGCCGCCAATAACCTGCCCTGCCGCCATGCGCCGGGCTTCCAGCGAGCGGTCGACGGTGACCACGCCGTTAAACGGAATATCCTCCGGCGTATTGGTCACGAAGCCGTCAGCATCCTTCGCCTGGTGGTTGCGGATGCAGACCAGCGTGTAATCGCAAAAATCAGGATCCGACAACACATCGGTGACATCGAGAAAAGGCATTATTTTTTACCTCTCACAACGAAGGTGATCGAGCGAAGCAGATAGCCATGGTCATACAGCGGCTTAATGCCTGCGTACCCGCGCTCTCTGCGTTTCTGGATAGTGAAATCGGATATTGGTGCCAGCCGATCACCATCCGTAATAACGCGCTTCGCGGCATCCGATGCCAGCTGACCTGCGCTGGTAAGCTCGCGCTCAGCACCAGAGAAATTGCCATCGAGCGCATGACCTGCGGCCGCCTTGAGGTGCTCAGCAGTTACCTTTGCCGAATCCTCAATACCGATGTCCAGGAACGGGCGCGGCGGCAAGGTCACCTCCTGCCCACCGAGCCGGACCGTCGCCCCGGTGGATTGCAGATAGGCGATCTCAGCGTTGTTGAGATCTTCCCCATCCTCACGCACAGCGTTGGATTCAGGGATGCCCACCAGCACATCCATGCGGGACACTCTGTCCAGCCCGGCCAGCACGGATGCGGCATTGTCTGCCCTGACCTTCACGCCGCTCATAACAGTTGCCGCCCGCCAGCACCGAACATCAACCACCACCAGAAGAACTCCTGGCCGTATCCGGTTTTATTCCAGAATCCGGCGTCAGGGTTGATGGTGCCCGAGTTGTCATAGCTGACGCTGACCTTATCGACAGACTTCGACGACGCTACGCCGCTGCCACCGCTACTGACAAAGCCGCCAGAGGCGCCCGCCAGCGCGCGACCACGCAGCTCAACGTAATGCGCAGTGAACAGCTCCGCCAGGTAAACGAACTGGTCGCCGTGCACATCCTGATTGAGGATGGCGTCAGCCTGGCAGAGGTAAAAATTTACCGCGGCGTCTGGATAGCGGGTGGTGTTGGCAAACTCAGGAAAGTCGGTGCGGAATTGATCACTTGTTGGCAGAAGGCTGTTTTTTGGCATTGCCAGCCTCCTGTGATGCAAGCTTCTCAGTCAGATCATCCAGCTGCTGCTGCAGGCCGGCGATGGTGTCTGACTGCTCTGCGATAGTGACATCCTTATCCGTCACCTGCTGCTGCAGGCCGGCGATGGTGGATTCCAGCGCCGAGATCTTAAGCGAGAGGTCTTCGCCTCCCTGGCTCTGCTTCAGATCTTCTTCACTGATGGCCTGCGCATGCGCACCAAAAGCCCAGTGCTCGGTAACGCGCTTATCGAAGCTGTGCACGCCAGGGGTAAGTTCTACCTGCGAACCATCGGCAAAGCGCAGCACGGTCCCGGTATTAACGAGATATTTCATGTTCTCTCCAGAACGGCGGGTTGCCCCGCCATAGGGGTTAAGCTGCAGGCACGTCCATGTAGGCAATGGTGTTGCCGTACGGGGTTTCCACCTGGCCCAGGCGGCCGTAGTAGGTTGTCAGCTGATACAGGCCGCGGTATTCCAGCGGGGTATTCAGCAGCGGCACCAGCGGGAAGCGAATGAATTTCTCATCCTGGGTGTACGCTACAACGCGGTGTGCACCAGCCGCGCCGCGTTTGGATGCCCATTTCATGGACACGATTTCCAGCGGTTCGCCGTTTTCCTGGAACGCGATACAGTTAACTTTCACGTACTCCAGCACGGAGATATTGCCCGCATCAGAAACCTTCTTGCTTGCCAGCAGGCCGAATAACTCCGGCGCCAGGCCGACTTTTTTCGGGCAAATTGCGTAACCTGAAGTCACCCATGCCTGGGAGAGGATGAGGTTAAAGTCCTGTACGATTTCGTCAGGGCTGGCGGTGGCCCACGCTTTGGCTGCGCTGATCGGCGTTACCTGGGAAAGGTTCAACAGGCCGGTGATACCCATGTCGCTGTCGCCGATATAAACCTGCTCATCGATGTCCATGTTCCATTTCAGCTGCATGGCATCATACTTTTGGCTGTCGATTGGGCGTCCAACCTGCTGCGCTGAAGCCAGTTCCGGCAAGGTCCAGCCCAGCTCCATACCCCACAGGCTAAGCGGCTGTGCGGTCTTCTCGATATAGAGATTGGTCTGCGGAAGCGCGGTGGAGTTTTTGCCTATCCAGTTTTTACCGTTCGGGTTTACACCACCAGCGGCTGCCAGATCGGTGTTGGTGAAAGATGACTGCTCGTCGGCGATAGAAACATCGCTACGCAGAGGCATATCGCGCGACCACTTATAGCTAACCAGCGGCAGGTTGAGCGTCTGGTCGAGGCGTTCAAGTTCGCCGACCAGGAATACGCCAGCAGCGTCTACGGTGGCCTTATCAATGGTAATCATTCATCGTTCCTTTAGATGTTGTAGGCGATTTCAACGTTGCCGTGGGTGGTGGTGGCGCTGCTGTCCCCCGGCCCCATCACTTTGGCGATGGTCAGCTCCGGGGTGTTTTCTGCGGTAGCGTCTGGCTTGAGCACCACTGAACCAAGAGGACTGGAGGCAGTAGGCTCAGCAACGCGGATATAAACCTTGTCGCCCTTCTTGGCGGTACCGGCCTGTGCTGCTGGCACCGCTACGGCGATATAACCGCGCTTGAGGGCATCGCCGGTATAACCGCTCGTGATGCCCAGCGCGCGAGCGTCGGTCGGGTTGGTGGTCGGGTATGGGCGAATGAAGATACCGTCAACATCGTCGATATCATCACCAGCTTCCAGCGGCACAAATTTACCGTTGAGGTTTTTGCCAGCCAGACCATACGAAGGGAATGGCTTAGCGGCATCGAGAATCACCGGCTCTGCGGTGAGGTCCTGCGGGCGAGTTACGGCACCAGGGAAGCCCAGCCCCATGCGAGTTAGATAAGCTTTACCAGCCATTGTTGGTTACCTTATTTGTTACGTTTCCAGAATTCGGCGTTGATTTTGTTCAACTCAGCCGGGGACATTGGGCCGCGGGCGCGGTCGCCAGTTGGTTTGCCTGAAGGCGGGGTGATGCGGTTCTTTGCCTTACTGATCTCGACTGCAGCCTTAAACACCGCATCGACAGTGGCCTTCGGCGCTTTGGCGAAGTCGGAAATGCCAAACGCCTTCAGGCTGTCGCCTGTGCGCAGCGCCTGGTTGAGTACCTGACGCTTCAGGCCTTTGTCGCCGGCAGGCTGGAAGCCCGGGCAGATGATCTCTGCGTCGCCGATGATGTTGCGCTTATAGGCCGCATCGCCGGTTACCTTCGCATCCTCTTTCGCGTCTTCGTCACCGGTTTTGGTTTCGTCGTCCAGATCAGCATCGCCAGTTTTGCCTTCCAGCTTATCGAGTCGAGCAATCAGAGCCTGCGCCCAGGCGGGCGCCTCTTCATCACCGGTTTTCTTTTCCGGATCGGTATCTTCATCGACCGTGGTCTTCTGGTCTGCTGGCAGCGCGGTAGCCTGTGAAGGCACGTTCATGTTGATGGTTACGCCGGGGATGGAACCCATGCCGTCAGATGGCATGTCCGGCGCTTCATCGATGAGCTTCGTCAGCGCGTCCTCATCTTTCGTCTTAATGGCCTGAGCCAGTTTTTTCAGCCATGACATTGCAGGCTTCTCCTTTGGTTTTGATGGGGCCGAATCCCCGATTGCACAGCGGGAGCCCGCCCGGCCCTTATCAACGATGGCCAGATGGTTTCCTGTGATTTCTGTTTGCTTGCCCTTGCCCGGGCCGATTTGCACGTACTGGGCGTCGTAGCCACAGCTGACCTGGTTTTTACCAGCGTTGACCGCATCGATGCCTTCCTGCCGCTTCACCAGCACATCAGCGATCAACAGGTCGGTTTTATCGCCGGTGCCGCGGCGGACGTTCTGGATATGGCCATGGGCCAGCTCCGCGAAGTTCGCCGGGTTAACGAAAACGATGTTGCCTTCGCCGTCTTCCGGGTGATCCAGCGTTACCGCCATGCCCTCGAAGCTCGCCATAGTCTCTGGAGAGAAAACCTCGTCCTCGGTGCGATAGATGACCACCAGCCCATCTGCGCCAGGCTCAAGGCCGATTTCTTCGGGAAGATAGGTTTGCGTGCCGGTGCGGGCGATCGGGACGTCTTTGCACAGCAGGGAGCCGTCCGCCAGCTGGTAGCGCGTTTCGCCAAGGCGGGTAATGAAGAAGTATTTCATGGGTTACCTGCTGAATTGCGGGCAGTAAAAAGGCCGCGCAGTAGCGGCCACTGGGGTTTATCTAATGCTTTAGCACGAGCTCTTCACCACTAATTTTCGGCCTTGACACTCTAAATTCGATAGTGAAAACATGAACATTGATTCCCACCACCAAAAGGAGTTTTGAAATGAGCACTAAAGCAGAATTGTTAGCGAAGATGGATCGCATGGCAGATGAGTGGTCACGCACCACTGGCCTCAACAATGACTATGTTGAGGGCGAGCGTTACACCAAAATCAAAGACCAACTTGCAGCGCTCGGGGTGAACGCTCGCATTGATGCCGTAGAGGGTAATTCAGCTCAATTCAGGGTTTATGTAGATTGAGAAAGCCTCCCTCCCAGCCATCCTTGTGATGGCTTTTTTATTTCCTGGGATTTGGCACCTGCACTTCCGGCCAGCATTTGCAGTTCGGCAGGCACCCGGCGTGCCCGGTCATACCGTCCAGCGTCGGCGGGTTATCCCAGCGCACAAACTTATCTTTCATCCAGCGATGTGAATCGCGCGTTCCGGCCCCTTCGATGCGCCACCAGTAGCCCTCAGAGCCAATCGACTCAGCGCGCGCCTGGGTGAGCGCTGTCGTGGCCCGGCCGATTTCGGTGCGGGCGATCATCTTCGCGCGGCTCTCTGCCACGTCGCCGGACTCCATAATCATCCGATAGAGCGCGTCGGGGCGCTCACCGTTTATGACGGCTTCCATTGCGCGCTCCTGGATGTCACGAACGCGGTCGGCAGCTTCCAGCGGAAGAGATTTAATCAGCTGCACCTGCGGGATACGATGTCCTGAGCCACGAACCCCACCGGCGTATTGCCGACAACATCCCGCAGCCCCTCAGAGATTTCCTGCGACACAGAGCGCCACTGGTTCCACTCCTCCTGCTCAACCTGCAGGAACATGCGTTTGGCTACCCGGTCGGCCCAGTCGTCAATCAGCAGCGAGTAATCTATCAGCCGGGCGCTAACCTGCTCGGCGCTCGCTTCCGAACCATCGTAGGAGCCAGTTACTATCGCGCCGCACTGACGCGCTATCTCCTGTAGACTTTTCTGATACTGGCGCTCCGATTTGCGGCGGAGGTTCGGTTTCAGATTCAGCCTCCTCCCATTCTGCTTTGGCATCTTCAATATCCTTGTCGGTGATAGAGCCGCCGATACCGATGATGTCGGACAGGTTGCGCAGGTCGTTCAGCGCGGCATGCTGCGGCATACCGATGTCGCGCACGGCAGTCGCCAGGGCGGTGGCCACGTTGCTGGCCATTGTCGCCCGGTCAGTGTCCGACATCTCCCAGAGCTTGTTGAACTCGAAGGTGAAGTCTTCCGGCAGGGGCTGTCCGAACAGGGAGCGCCAGGAGATATCCAGCAGCCAGCGGATGTGTCGGCGCAGGCGGCGCTCCTGCAGCGAGTTAACGCGGCTGTAGTAGTTCTCCAGATCCCCGTCGCCGGTGCTGAATCCGGATGGTGACTGCCCGAACAGGCGCACCAGCGGGATCCCAGTTGCGCCGGATACCTGCTCAGCAAAGCGCAGGATGACATCAGCGATCCCGGCGAACGAGTAACTGTGGGTCTGGAACTCGTCCGACTTATCCATGATGGTCATGCCTTCTATGGTCTGGAACTCACGGATCATGTCCATGTGCTTCATCAGACCATCTTCCAGCGTGCCGCCAGTGGCCAGAATCTTACGCAATCCGTCAATGCTGTAGGTACGCAGGTGCGCCTTGTGAATCAGCTGTGTAGTGCCGACGGTTGCGGTATCGAACGCCTGAATGCGCTCGTAGATACGCTCGACTACCGACATTCCCCAGCCGTTCTCGGTCTGCGCCTGCTGGAATGGCAGTGTGTCACCTTCCATGCGGATAATGCGGCTGTGGTGAATCTTCCACGGGGGGATCCCCTGCTGGTTGGTCACCACCTTGTAGTACTTCGGCTTGCCGAACTCCGGGCCGTAATCGGTCACCAGGTCGTAATAGCTCGGGGTTACCTGCCAGCGGTCGAGGCACATCACCCCCTTGAACTGACCCTCTTTGATGCGGTCGAGCTTCAGCGGAGTGGACATGTCCTGCCCTTCCAGCAGCACCACCAGCAGCGCGCCGCCGTACAGCCGGGACCACTTCAGGGTGTCGTTCAGTCCGTCCCAGATGGCAATGTCATCCCAGAACATCTCAAATTTACCCTTCTGTCCGGGCTCGAGCTTGGAACTGATGTTTATGCCCTTGCGGGTCATATCATCGGCCATAGCGTCTACACCGGCGCCCACCAAAAACGATGAACGATACGCAAATTCCAGCTGTACGCGGTTACGCGAGATATAGCCAGGCTGATAGCTCCCACCGCTCTGGATGTTGGATGTATAGCCGCCGAGCTTAGCCGCGAAGTTGTTGTACCCGTCACCAGTCCGGACGGGCTTTTGTGCGCCGCTCTGGCGTTTCTTTCGGGACATATCCCCTCACTATTATTGTTTGCCCAGGGCGGCCCAGACACCGAGATCGCCAACGCTTGTGATGTATCCATCCAGCGAGTAGCGCACGGCATCCCACAGGTGGTTATGCTTATCCACGACAACCGGCAGCACTTCGCCGGTCATGCGGTCGGTTTTGTAGGAGTAAAGGCGCGCCTCATCGACCATGTGCTTACAGCGCTCATGGATGATGATTTCTTCGAACCCTTTCAGGTAGGTAATGCCGTCCTCAACGCTCCCCGGCCATTTGGTAGCGCCGTCGATGATGAAGCCCTGACGCGAAAGATAACTGATGGTCTCCGGCCGGCTGCAGTCGCCGTGAATGGGCCATTTTCTGGATTCCGGGATGGAGTCATAGAACTGCGCCATTTCGTCCAGCTCGACGCCGACGCCGTAGGCTTCGTACTCGATGTACAATCGGGTGCCGATAATGAAGCAACGGACCAGAGTGGATGGGTCGTTGGCGAAACCGAAGTCAGCCCCATAAAACAGGCGATCGGCTTCTTTCCACAGGTCGTCAGAGAATGCCTCAACCCGGTACTTGCCGGAGAAGATAACGGCCTCACTGAGCGCCTTCGGCAGCCCCAGCCAGATATGCTCGTAAGCCTCGAAGTCGATACGCTTGCAGTATTCCATCTCGTGCCTGAGCACGTCAGGGAAGAATGCGTTATCGCAGTAGTTGACGCAGGTAATAATCGCTCCGCCATCAGGGGGATCGGCGCGGTGCCGCTCCATCATGGCGTAGGTCGGGTCGGTAGCTTCGCGCGGGTTGAACGACACCCACACTTCGGATTTATTGGCGCGAACGGTCGGACCGAGGATGTCCCAGCTATCCTGCGATACGGTTTGCGCTTCCTCTACCCAGCATATTTTGATGCCGTGCATCGACTTAATGCTCTGGATGTTGTTGCGCAGACCTTTGAAGGTAAACCGCGTGCCGTTGCTGCCCTCTATCTCGTTGTTCTTGACCTTGTAGAAGTGCGCCAGGCCAAGCGAGTGGATTTCAGCGTCCAGCAGTGCCAGTACCGAATCGTTGATAGAGTTCTGGAACTCACGAGCGCACAGGATGATCATTGGCTCGATAGCGCCCAACAATACCAGCGCGCGGGCAATCTCTACCGATTTGCCGCCACCACGACCGCCATACGTCCAGCGCCAGCGGACAGAGCCTATCGGTGCGTCGTACAGCGTCCCGAGCACCCAGTCGCTACTGAATGAGTACAGGACACCATCGATTATTGTTGGGCTGTCTGCTTTCCCTCGCGCAGCTTATCCATGTGCGCTGCCCACGCTTCAGGCGGGCAGTTCGACGGCGTGACGATGCAGACCTTTCCGTAACTCAGGCCAGCCAGATCGACATTCACTTCCGTTTTGTTGCTCATGTCGATGCCGGTGAGCTGCGCGGCGTTTTTGATGTTCGGGGCTACCTGCCCAAACTTCTCAGCGTCCAGCGCGGCTTTCGCCGATTTGTAGGAGAGTTCAGCCAGGTCTTTCGCGTCGAATGATACGAGCAGAGCGGCATCCTGACGCAGCTCTCTGATGCGCCTGCGCACATCCGGGCGTTTGAAAAGTATCGATGCCTGGGAATCAGCGCGTGAAGGCGAATAGCCCGCGCATATCGCCGCCTCTTTCTGCGGCATGCCCCGCGCGATGTTCTGCGCAAACTGCTCATGCTGTGGTTTAAGGATGCCTGCGTTTTCCTGCGCAGTATCGCCCTCAACTGGCGTAGAGGCTTCAACCACTACTACATGCGGCATCTGGCTTTGCGCAGTTTTGCGCACATCCTTTTGCGCAGTTTTTTGCGCAGCAGGCTTTTTGATGTACCTGCGCGCAGATGTATAATTCAGTCCCTGCGCTTCGCACCATTCTTTCGGCGATATACCTGTTTTGGCATGCTCGGCGAGGAACCGTCTTTGGAGGCTTCCCCAGTCCGGTTTTGCCATAAAACTCTCTGGAATATTCCAATAAACGAGGCGATAGTAACCATTGAAAATGACGAAGTATTAGCGGCAAAAATTATTTTGCTTCTATACAAGTGTCATGTTTCAACCCTAAGAACTTTGATGCAAAGGAACGACTATGTCAGATGTAGAAAAAAGAATTGCCCATCTTGAGGATTTGGTTGAAGAGTTACAGTTACACAGCCACGCTTCTCGTGTTGCTATTGCTGTATTATCAACGGCTTTAAACGGAGTTGTGGGGAAAGAAACTCACCTCGGAGATGTTTATTTAGAAGGGGTTTCTAAGGCCGACCCCATCGAATTCGACATTCCCGCTAAAGATGGATACCTAGAAAAATTAAACGAGAGAGTCGCTGCTCTACTAGGCAGAGCACAATAAGCATTTTTCAAAATCATTTTTCTTAAGCCTTTTACGCATCCCCTCCGGGGGATGTAGCCATAAAGATGAGTTTGTCCATAGCGTTGACACTAAAAAACCGCCCGTAGGCGGTTTGTAGGTGAAAGGAAGGCCAAGCTAATGCGAATTACTACAAGGTTCAGTTATCCCTAATGACGCGACGGACATTTCGGGGCCAAACCAAGCAGCGTCACCTGAGCCCCTTGGCTTTTCATGAATTGACCCAACAGCGTGACCTGAAAGGCGGGAGACTCCAACGTCCCAGACGCGGGTGGTAAAAATCTCAAGATGGTCATCCATCTCGGAATTCTCCCTTCGCACTATCCTCTCGATTTCTGTTACCCCTGGCTCAGGAACCCTGACGTCACGATCAACGGTTGCTTAAGGGGAAGTCCAAAAACTGGGTCAAAAAGACCTCCTTGAACTTTCCGTGGGTTAACATTTTTTATGATAGCGAAACGGGTAACTTTCGCAAATATTGTTATTTAAAATGAGATGTGCGTGAAAGTTCAACCTTCCATATATCAGCCTTATCCCGATTGCATTGCCCCAGCGCCGATAGCAGACTGACATTCAGATCCAGACTGTCCCCGTAGGTCAGCGGCTCGGGAATGGCAGGCTGTGGTGTTTCAGCTGTCAGGTTCGCCGGCAGGGGCACCACCGGCGCCTGCACGTAAACTGTCCGCGTATTCCCGCAGCCGGTTAGCAGCTGCAGCAGGCACAGGCCGACGAGCGCAATCATCATCCGCAACAGCCACTTTGATATCTGCCTGGGCTCTCTGTGACTCCAGTGCGATCTTGTTCTTTGCATTCTGGTTCGCCTCTGAAATGGCGTTGATGATACTCACGGCCCGAATCACGTTCGCGGTGACAGCATTCGCGGTCTCAGCCTGCTGTTCTGCGCTATCGGCCCGCTCCTTTTCGCTACTGGCTTTGTCGCTGTAATACCATGCCGACCAGCACGCCCCGCCGAACAGGCAAAGGAGGAATATGGCAATCGCAATGATGTGACGAGCTTTCATTTATCGAGCCCCCAGCATGCCAACGCGCTTTCTTGGTCGCGGCGTTCCACCTGACCGAAGCATCCGTTCTTCTGCCCCTTGGTTAGCCGGCAATCCCGGCCGCCATCTTTTATCCACCAGCGGATCGCTTCGCATGCCCCTTTACGGTCACCGGCATTGATGCGCTTATAGAACGTCGAGGGGAAGCACTTACCGGGCCCGATGTTATACGGGCAGAAAGAAGCTATTCCGGCCTTTTGCGGTTCGGTCAGCGGCACCCTGATATTGCGTTCAACCCAGGCCAGCGCTTTATTTCGCTCAACGGCATTCACCTGGTCACATTTGGCCTGCGTCAGCTTCATGCCCTGGCGAACTGGTTTACCATCTACCAGCGTGGCGCCGCGGCAAATAGTCCAGACGCCGCCACCGTCCTGATAAGCAATCAGGCTGTTGCCTTCCTTCTCATTCAGGAACTGATCGAGAATAACGGGCGCTGACGCACCGGCGAGGATAAGACCTAATACCGCAGCGCTAAGCTTTGATCTGTCAGCCACTATTCCCCCCTGGCGGCTTTGCGCCGGTCCTCTTTGATTTTGAAATACAGGTTTGTCAGATACGTCAGCAGCCCGAACACCAGGCTGCCAAGCACACCAATGGCTGCCCACTGCGATGGTGACACCTGGTCAAGCAACTGCAGGCTCCAGTAACCAGCGTTAGTCGCTGATGCACCATAGGCGATGCCAGTGGTTAGTTTTTCCATGCGTAACAT